GCTCAAGCCGATGAACGACATCTCTGGCCTGCGTTCTTTAATCTCATCAAGGAATGCCGACCTGAACATGTCTTTGGGGAGCAGGTTGCAAGCGCGATTGGCAAAGGTTGGCTCGATGGAATATCGACAGACTTGGGTGAAGAAGGTTACACCTGCGGGTCTGCCGTATTGGGCGCACACAGCGTCGGCGCACCGCATATCAGACGGAGACTCTACTGGGTGGCCAACTCCGGCAGCCAGGGACTACAGAGACACTGGCAATCTGGAGAACAGCCGATGGAGGAAAGATGGGAAGGAAAGGAACGACATGCTTTCGAGAGTAGCAGCATTCACTGTAGAGACGGAAAAAGCCGCCGCATCCCAACTGAACCCGCATTTTTCCCGTTGGCTCATGAAATTCCCGCCAGAGTGGTGCGACTGCGCGGTTACGGCAATGCAATCGTTCCCCAAATTGCGGCGGAGTTCGCCAAAGCATGCTGCGACCTTCAACGAAGCGCAGTTTTGGGGATGAGTTTTAACGAAGAAGATTTTTGGGGATGAAATTTAACCACACAGACACCATGAAAGACGACAACAAACCAGAAGCGCCGGAAGGTTACACAGTGATGCTCGGGAAAGACGTGCCAGACCCAGTGCCACAGGACACGTTGGTCTGGGATGCGAAAAACGATCTCGAAGGGTGCCCCCACGAGTGGCGACCCAGTCTGCTGATTGGGGCACACCTACATGCAGAGCAGTTCAACTCTTGGTACGCCGTGCCGAACGTCGAAACCGACGACGAAACCCTGCACCTGCGCGGGCCTTACCGTGTAGTATCCCCCGACACAGACCCCAAAGCCCCTCAATCCCTCGCCGAAGAGGCCGCAGCCATTGTGGCTGGAGACCGTGCAGCCGACTACGGCGACGTGAACGACTCTTTCGCTCGCATCGCGAAACTGTGGAGCGCCTACACAGGGTCGCACATCTCCCCGTGGGACGTGGCGCAGATGATGATTCTGTTGAAAGTCAGCCGAGCCAAGACGAGTACGAAGCGAGACACCCTGGTTGACATCATCGGGTATGCCGAATGCGCAGGCCAACTGAAGAAACCACGAACAGACTGATGCCCCAACCCTCTCCCCAGCAGATGGAACGCACCCACATCGCTCGCTATGGGCGGTGGTGGAAACGTCTCCCCGGCGTGCCCAAGACGAGCGCCGGGTATGAGCTGTTGCAGGAGGTGGATCTCGAAAAGTTTATCTTGGGCAACTACGAGCATTTCGTTAATCTGCCGGGCAGCCAGCTCAACCCGTGGACGTGGCACTTCCGCAGGTTCATCTCGTTGATGCTGGATCGTCCCGAGACCAACCCCCGCTACCGCTTCGAGTGGAACCCGTACGCCATGCGGATGTTGGAAGAAGCCTACTCCAACAACTTCCTCGCCGTCGCGGGGCACGCCAGTTGCTCCAAGTCTGAATTTTTCGCCCTCTACGCCATTGGGCGCTTCCTCATCGGCGCACGTTTTCCCGACTGCCCTGTGGCATCTCCTGAGTATGTGAAGGTGTTCATTACCTCGACATCGTTGGACGAGTCTCGCGGTCGTATCTGGGGCGTCGTCGAGGGCTACTGGGCGGAGATTTGCCGGTTCTTCGGCGGCGAGCAGTACATGCAGGCCAAGCTGGTGTCCTCCCTCGGCAAGATCGTGCGCGTCAATTCTGATGGCAAGCAGAACCAGCTCGCAGGCATCACTCTCGTTGCTGGCGGCAAGGGACAGGACAAGGACGCCTCGACCAAGATCGGTTTCAAGAACCGTTGTGTGATCTTCATCGCGGACGAACTGCCGTTGCTCACCCACAGTCTTTACAACACCGCCATCACCAACTTGCAGTCCAATGAGTACTTGCAGTTCATCGGCATTGGCAACCCCACTTCGCCGTTTGACCCGCTCGGCGTGTTCATGGAGCCGGAGGAAGGGTGGAACTCCATCGACGAAACCTTCGACGGGTGGAAGACCAAACGTGGCTACTGCATTCGATTTGACGGGGAGAAGTCTCCCAACGTGCTCGCCGGTCGGGAGGTGTGGAAGGGCATTCTCAGCCTGCGCACCGTCACGGATCTGCGTCGAGACCTTGGCCCGAAGTCGCCGGAGTACTACCGCATGGTGCGCGGCTTCCTCTCCCCCGATGGAGACGCCAATGCCATCTACACGGAAGTCGAGATCACCAGCAGCGGCAGCCAGCACAGAGTCAGCACATGGCTCACCCCGCCCACCCCAATTGCTTTCCTCGACCCGGCCTTCAGCCATGGTGGAGACGAAGCGGACGCCTGTTTTTGTCGGGTGGGCGACTACTACTCAGCCATCCACCAGCGCACCGTCAAAGGTATTGAACTGGTTGAGACGATCAACCTCATGGCCTTGGTCGATGCCAGTAACAAGACGGTGGACCGCAATCAGCAGTTGGTGAATCTCTACGATGCCGAGTGCGCCAAGCGCGGCGTCAAAGTGGAAGACCGAGGCTCCGACTCCACAGGGGCCGGTGATCCGTTCGCCTCGCTCATGGCGATCAAGATGGGCCGGGGCTTCCAGATGGTGAGCTTCGCGGGAGCGCCGTCAGACAAGACCGTGGGCACCACCAACTCGCGCACCGGCAAGGACAGGTTCGCCAACCGGGTGTCCGAGCTGTGGTACGTCGGCAAAGACTTCATCAAGGCCGGACAGATTCGTGGCCTCGACCCAGAGACGTGCATCCAGATGTGTGCGAGAATGTACAAGCTCGTGGACCGGGAGAAAGTTGAGGTGGAGTCCAAGAAGGTGATGAAGCAGCGGACCAACGGCAGAAGCCCCGACCGCGCCGACGCCTTCTTCGGCTGCATCGAGATCGCCCGTCGCCGTCATGGGCTGACTTCGCTGGTCAAGGCTGCCCGCCGAACCGCGTTGCCGTCGAACGCGCCCAAGAACCCCATGTCCGTCCGTCACGCTCATCTGGTGGCAGCCGTGACCGACACGAAGGGACGGGGCAAATACTCGGACCTGATCACCGCCTCACTCAGCGCCAATCAGGGCTGGGCTGATCAAAGTTTCCATTGACATTCACCCTATCAAACACGAAGAACGCCGCACCCATGGAATCTGAATTTTACGACGCCGAGTACTACCTGACCGGCCCGACATCCGGCAAATCAAACTACGTCGATTACAGTTGGAAGCCCGATCTCACGCTCCCCATGGCGGACTGGCTCAAGCGCGTCCTGCACATTAAGGACGGCGACACGGTTCTCGATTTTGGGTGCGCCCGAGGCTACCTCGTCAAGGCGTTACGCATGCGCGGGGTGAACGCTTTCGGATACGACAGCAGCGAGTGGGCCATCCAGAACTGCGACGAAGGGGTGAAGGGTTATGTGTCCAACGTGATGCCCGATGAACGGTTTGATCACATCATCCTGAAGGATGTGGCAGAGCACATCCTGCTCGATCAACTTCGTCCTCTGCTCAAACAACTGCTCGCCTCCACCCGGAAGCACCTACTCGCCATCGTCCCGCTGACTCACCATCCCGACGGTCCCTACCTCCGCGACGAGGACAACTCCGACCCGTCACACTGCAACGCATGGCCGCTGGACATGTGGATGGATTTGTTCAGGGAGAGTGTCTCCTTAGACGAAGGGTGCATCACCGGTTCATGGCACTACCCCGGACTCAAACCTGCCTCCTCTGAGGTGCCGAAGTCCTGCGGGTTTATCCAATTTACGCGAGTATGAGAATCTCCGCAGTCTGTCATTTCCACAACGAGCGCCATGCTCTGCCCGGCTTTATCGAAACCGCCGAGCGAATGTTCGACGAGATCGTGCTCGTATCCTCTCCCATGGACGGCACCCCGGCTGACCCTGAGACGATTGCCATTGCAGAGGCGTCCGGTCACAAGCTCATCCACGATACCCTGAGCCAGGGCTTCGGAGCATTACGAACCCGCTGCATCGGGTATTCGTCCTGCGAATGGGTGATGATCTTGGACGCGGATGAACGGGTGTGGCCGCTTGCCCCCATCCTCGGCGTCACTGGCACCGGCAAGTTCCCCGAGACACTCACCCCCGATCTGCACGTCTCCAACCAAACGGGTGCTGGCGGCAACGTCAACCAGCGTGAGAAGCTGCGGCATTTAATCGGGCATGCCGAGGCAGAGCAAGCTCTCGCCATCTGCGTGTCCCGCCGTCACTGGTTCGGTGCTCCCGGTGAGTGGGACCGCCCCTGCCAGAACTGGCACGCGGAGCACGACTGGCAACTCAGGCTATTGAAGAACACCCCCTTCCTGTGCTACGACCCGGAGGTGAAGATGCACGAGCGCCTGATATGGACGCCAACATGGGCCGAGCCAAAGTTTATCCGGGTGACTGACGGGTCGCTCTACATCGACCACTACTCGCACCACTATCGAGCCATGGAGCCTGAACAGAACACCGAGGACATCGCCACCTACGAGGCGTTGATGCCGGGATGCACCAAAGACATGTGGATTTCACACCAACCAAAAGCATGAGTTTTTACGAAGAAATCAACAAGGTTTACGCCTCTTGGAATTACGACAGCCCGCGCCTGCTGCACGGATTCACCCGCTGTCTGAAGCCGCAGCATATCGTCGATTGTGGCACTTACCGGGCCTTGTCTGCCGCATGGATGGCGAAAGCCTGCCAAGAGAACAACCTAGGCCGCGTCCACTGCCTCGACAACTGGTCGTTATTGGAGCACGTACACATCCTTGAAGGTAAGACGCCGAAGCAACACGCCGAGGAGAACCTGACTCATCTCGGTGTCCGCGATTGGGTGGAGTTCCATGACGGTGACACCAAGAACTTGAGCATCTGGCCGGAGCGTGTGGATTTTATCTACATCGACGCTTGGCACAGCCACGAGGCCGCGCTGTTCGAGATGAAGACGGCGATCAACCGAGGCGCTTCCTTTATAGCCTTCGATGACGTGGAGAACTGCGTTGGTCCCCGCATGTTGGTGGACGGACTGACCGACAGGTTGGGAGGGCTTACAGATTGGCAGCAACTCGACCTCCACTCCGACAACGGGCTGACCCTCTTCGTCAAGAAACAGTCGCGCCGGTT